TGCTTTGAGAAAAAAGATTTAATTGCTAGATATATTACTTCTTCATTGGGAACAATATATCCTCTTATCTTATTATGCCAGCACGATCATTTTAGTGTTGGCATACGGCTTATATTATGGTATCATGCCTAGAAGTAACATTCTTGGCATAATGCAAGTAGCAGGAGTTTTATTCCTTTTGCATATGAGTGGTTACTTTTCGGTTATAGGTCTATAAAGGAGAAGAAGTGAAATTTACCAAGGAATTTATTGAGGTTCTTAAGAACTTCTCAATTATTAATTCGCAGATGAATTTTGTCGATGGAGATACTCAAACTATTTTGTCGGCTTCAGGTTCGGTGTTTGCTAGTTATAAATCTGATCTTATTATGCCACAAGCATTTGCAATTATTTCTCTGCAAAAACTTCTAAGTATTCTCAGTTTATATAACGATCCTGAGATTACTATTAGCGATAAGTTTTTAGAGATTAGTTCCAGTAACGATAAGAAGCTTTGCAGTTATCAGTTGACTAATCCTGAATTCATCAAATATGAAAAGAAACCTGATAGATTATATAAAATACCTATTGATATAGAATTTGATTTGAGCTTTGCTGACTATTCTGGCATCAGTAAGCTTGCCAACATTCTTAAGTCAGAATTTCTTATATTCCGAGGGGATGGAAGCAAAGTATATTTAGAGATTGTTAACTCTAACGATAATGGTGACAGCGGATCAGTAGAAATTTCAGATACTACCGAGGTTTTCAAGGCAGTAATTAACAAGGATTTGATTAATCTCATGGAAAACGATTATAAGGTTGGGCTTTCCAATAAAGGGTGTATAAAATTACAGGCTGATAATATTTCTTACTTTATTGCTATTAATAAAGACAAGTCATCACTTTGACGTTTATAATTATTGTTTTGTCTATAATATTAATCTTATCATGTGTAGTCTATATGATAACAACTATCTTATATAAGCTGGCGCGTGAATTTTTGAGAGGGTTAAAATGAAAGAATACTTCATATGGTCAGAGCGTCATCGGCCCCATACAGTTAAAGAATGTATTTTGCCACCTACCTTAAAGGCGACATTTCAAGCATTTGTTGATCAGAAAAGCATTCCTAATATTATGTTGTCTGGAGTTGCCGGGTGTGGCAAGACTTCTGTGGCCATGGCAATGCTTGATGAAATTGATGCTGATTGGATTAAGGTAAATGCTTCTATTAATAGGGGTATTGATACTGTTAGAAATGAAATCATGGATTTTGCAAGCTCTGTAAGTCTCAAGGGAGGACGTAAGTTCATTATTCTTGATGAGGCTGATGGATTAAATGGCATGGCCCAGGACGGTCTTAAGGCTCTTATTGAAGAGTTCTCTTCCAATGCTGGCTTTATTATTACCTGCAATCACAAGGATAAGATTATTCCTGAGCTTCATTCACGATTCGCGCTCATTGAATTTAATTATTCCAAGGCTGACCTACCAATTGTAGGCAAAGAATTTCTTGATTCTCTCTGTAATATTCTTACAGCAGAAAATGTAACATATGACAAGAAAACTCTTGCACATTTCATTCAGAGAGTCTATCCTGACTGGCGTAAGATGCTGAATGAATTGCAAACTTATTCAGTTAAGAGTCACACAATTGATGAAGGCATCTTAAGTCTTAATAAGGGCGAAAGTCTAGATGATTTAATTATTATGTTAAAGGGCAAAAAGTGGCAAGATATGAGAAAATGGGTAGGCGAAAATTATACCTCAGTCAACAATTTCAATTCGTTTGCTACTCGATTGCTTACTCAATTAAAGGATAAGGTTCAGAATAGCTGCTTACCATCTTATGTTGTTCTCTATAATGAGTATGATTATAAACAAGCGTTTGTTTTGGATAAGGAAATTAATGTGGTGGCTTTTCTGACTCAGGTAATGGCGGAGTGTGTTTTTAAGAACCTATAAATAAAGGAAAATATTATGTTTATGCTAGAAAGGTGGATTGAATCTTTAATTATTGGTTTGTTGGTTGGAAGTGTTATATATTTTGTGTTTGGTTTGTTTGGTTATGAGAGAACAGGTGATGTTTTGGCTCGTGACTGTGCATTTGTATTTATAGGATTTTTTATTATAACCTTATTTTTTGACGGTTTCGAGGTTTAAATGGAAGTAAAGAAACCATTTGATATTATCAATGCAATTAATAAAGGTGAAAGAGTTGATAATCTAAAAAAATATGATAAATTTCTGACAACCAGATTCTACTCATATTTTGTTGACACCATAATGTATAGTGCAGAAGCAGCACAGTTTACTAATCTTGAGAATAGCGCACATTATGAGTATTTCTTTAATGCTATCAAACCCAAGAAGAGATTTTCAAAATGGTTTAAAAGTGAGAAGGATGAGAATGTTAAAATAGTAGCAGAATATTATGATTGTTCCTATAGTAGTGCAATGGATATATTGAAAATCCTAACAGAAGAACAATTATCATATATTGATAAGTGGTATAAAATAAAGGAGAATAAACTATGAGTGATATTTTTTCGTCTCTTATTGAAGTGCAGTTAGAGGATGCTGAGAATCCAGCAGATTTCTTAAAGGTTAAAGAAACTTTATCTAGGATTGGAATTGCTTCACGCAAGGATAAAACTTTATTTCAAAGTTGTTATATTTTGCATAAGCAGGGGCGTTATTATATAGTCCACTTTTTAGAATTATTTATGATAGATGGCCGTGGCAAACATTTTTCCGATGAAGATCGTGGTCGTCGTAATACGATTGCTAACCTCCTGGAGGAATGGGGGCTGCTTAGAATTATTAATCCAGATATCTGTGTGTATCCAAGAGCTTCCATGAAAACCATTAAGGTAGTTCCCTATAAGGAAAAAAATGAGTGGACCTTTGAACAAAAATATAATATAGGTAGGAAGGACTGATAAAGGAGATTGCTGGTCATGACTATTGAGTGGACTGAAATTGGTGAAGAAGAACCATACTCTGAATTAGATGCAAATGCTTATATTAATTGGTTGAATATTCCAGAAAATAAACGTAATAAATGTCTTGTTTTCCTTCGCCAAATGATTCCTACAATTTTGATTGATAAGTGGGCAGATCAATGGAAAAGAGGTAAATGTATAGGATCAGACAATATTAGATTTCATTTTTCTGTTGGAATGGATGTTAGAAACACTCTACGGGAAGTTATGAGAGATGAAGAACTTCCTGGTATTGAGTATTTGGATGGACATTTTTATCAGAATTGGGATGATTTTTATATGGGTGCCTTGGAAGCCCTAGTAAAGGAATAATTTTATGAAATGTGTATGGGTAGTTGATAATGCTCTTTTGGAGCGTCATGATGAAGGCTTTGGATTTCCTCGTATTGATGAAGCCGCTAAGGCGCTTGGTCATGATGTTTATGTAACCAAGTATATTCCTTTCTCAGATTCACCACAAGAATTTGAGACAGCTAATGATTGGTTAATGGGTAGGGCTAAAGCTGTTCCGCATATTTTTTATGGGTCTGTTGCATGGCTTAATCAAATAGAACGTTGTGGATGGTTTAAACAAAGAGGATATATTCCAGGAGCTTATTTTAAGAAGGAGGCTCTTAAATATTCTAATTACTCTTCCAGGCCAGAGTTTGGTGATCTAATGTTGAATGATGATTATCTTATTCTTCCATTTGGAGAGATTAAACGTCGTCTTGATTGGGATATTCACCAGGGCCTTCGCCCCCCTTATTTTAAGTCGCCTAAGATGTTCATTCGGCCTGATGTAGTTACCAAGTCATTTGCTGGCCGTGTTATTGATTTTGCAAGCGAGGAAGAGAAGCCTGAGTCGCTTAACCAATATGAGAAAATTTCAGATGAAGAACTTTGTGTGGTGGCTACAGAGAAGAAAATTATTGGTGAATATCGTCATATAATTTGCCGTAATGAGTTGATTGCACAATCACAATATCGTCGTGATGGCAAGATTGATATTCGCATTGATGTTGAGCCTGAATGCCAGAGGCTTGCAAAATTTGTATCCAGGGAAGAATATCAACCAGATACAGTTTATACTCTTGATACTGCCATGACCGAGGATGGTCCTAGAATTGTAGAATTTAACGCTTTCTCTTGCTCTGGTCTATATGCAAGTGATACAATGCGAATTGTAAGGGATGTTTCTTTTGCAGCAACCATTGAATTTTTAGGAGATGATATATGACAAATGTTGTTAATTCAAGTTCGAGTAGTTCTGGTGTTGGCTTCTTCGGTCTGCTTACGATTGTTCTTATTGTGTTGAAACTTATGGAAATCATTAATTGGTCGTGGTGGCTCGTGCTGCTTCCATTCTATGGTCCAATTTTATGCGTTATTTTGTTTATCCTTTATGTATATTTTTTCTTGAAAAATGAATTAAAAGGATATATTTGATGAAATATTCTTGTGGATTAATCTTCAATGATGATAAGACAGAAGTTCTTCTAATGAGAAAACGTCGCTCGTCTTGGCAAATCGGTATGTTCAACGGTATTGGTGGAAAAGTAGATGGGTGGGAATCTGCTCTTGAATGCATGATTAGAAAATCAAAAGAGGAAACTACTATTATAGATGAAAACTGGAGGGAGATTGCTAAACTTCGTGGAGACGATCTTTCGTGGTGTGTGGTATTCTTTGCCATATATAATCAAGATTTCAAGAAAATTAGCCCCTTGACAGACGAGTTGCTATATCCTATCATGATCAAGGACATTTTCAATCGCCAGTGGTATTTTTATAACAGTATTATAAAAAACCTACGAGTTATTATTAGTCTGGCATTAGATAGCGGTATTCAGCTTCCAGTTCCCGCGTACTTCGCTGCGGAGAAATGATATGATAGAAGGGTGGGGGACATGCCATATTGAAATTACAGGCGAGCTTTTAAAAAGAATTATATTTCATAAAATATGGACACCATATATTGAGGTAATAAAGGCAAGTCATATTGGTGAAAAAGATTTTTTTCAATGCTTAGTTAGAAGCCCTAAATTGCCCCCCGGTTATCATGGACAGATGAACTTCATAATTATAAATTTTCATGATGTAAATAGTGATTTTAAATTTCAGAAGGAGATAGATACATGAATAATTTTTTACCTTATCGTCGTTCTCAAATTGGAGAGCTTCGTAATTATGTTGAGGGAGAAGTTTTAGAAGGTAAGGTTAGTATTTCTCAACCTGACCGTGATGCGGGCTCTCCTAAAGTTGGAGATATGATTGCAAGAAATCCTAAGAATCATGATGATCAATGGTTAGTAGCAGAACAATATTTTAAGGATAATTTCGAACCGTATGTTAATTTGCCCGATTTGTTTTAATTGAAAGGAATATGATATGCCTTGGCCATCAAAGCACAGACCCAGAAAAGGAAGAAGAAAGCGCGGAAGCAAAGTTAGACGCGCTAAGAGAAAGTTAAAGAAGATGAGAAAGTAATATGCTTGGAGATTTGTTATGAATTTGATTTTGCTTACTCGTTTTGGTTCACACTTGTACGGTACAAATACAGAAAATTCAGATACTGATTTAAAGGGCGTCTATATTCCTAGCGCAGAGGATATTCTTCTAGGTAGGATCAGGGCTTCTATTTCTCAGAAACGTAAAAAGAGCGAGCATGAGAAGAATACCGCAGAGGATATTGATGAAGAAATTTATAGTCTCAGCAAATATTTAAAACTTGTTTCTGAAGGGCAAACTGTGTCCTTGGATATGCTATTTTCACCTAAACAATATCATCTTAAAAACACCTATCTTTGGGATTGCCTTGTTGCAAATCGCGAAAAGCTTTTAACGAAAAAGGCTGCTAGTTTCATCGGCTATTGTAGAACCCAAGCGAACAAATATGGAATCAAAGGAAGTCGTGTCGCTGCTGCCAGGGATACACTTGCTTTTCTTAGAGTTTTAGACAGCACTACAATGGGTGCAAAAGCGAAACTTGGTGAATATTCAGATAAAATTGAATCCTTTGCCAAAAACAAGGAATTTATCGAAATTATTGATATTCCTCTCGCTAATGGGCAGGAAATTCGTCATTTAAGTGTTTGTGATCGCAAGCTTCCCTATACCTCTTCGGTAGGGAGTGCCTATCATATTATTGAAAACATAGTTAATGAATATGGCACCAGAGCCCTTCAGGCTGAGAAGAATGAATCCATCGATTGGAAAGCACTTTCCCACGCTGTAAGAATCGGAGAGCAGGCCATCGAGCTATTCCAAACCCATTTTGTTGAATTTCCCAGAAAGAATGCTGCCGACCTTTTGAAAATTAAAAAGGGAGAGCTTCCATATAAACAAGTATCTGAATATATTGAGGAATTGTTTGTAAAAGTGGAGGATGCAGCAGAGAAATCAACCTTACCGCCTTCTGTTGATCTAAAATGGATTGACAACTTCATCATAGACGTGTATGGTGAGGTAGTGAAAGACACGTTATATCCATAAAAGGGCATTTATCATGACGACGCTTAAAGAAGCTGGTAACAATCTGGTCAACACCCCCGTCACCACCCTTGTATGGTATGCTATACAAGTTGCTATAATTTGGTATATTGTTATTCCAGTTGTTGTGTGTGCTATCCTTTTGGGGGGAATTCTTCTTGTGACTCCTTCGTCACAACAGCAGGAGGCTATTTATCAACAAGGACAGAAGGATAATGCTCGGCGTCAGGTGGAGAATGGTGGATTGATATATTCACAGGATGAATATAAGAGACAATGTTCTCAAATGAAGATGAATTGTGATATGATCAGGCAGTAGACTAATAAATAGGAGTAAAAAGGAGTATCTGTGTTAGAATTTCTATTATCGCCTATCGGCAAAATTGTAGGATATGCAGTCGGAATTCTTACCCTCTTGGGGTTAGTCTTTGGATTTTATGAAATTAAAATTGCAGAAGCTAAAGCAGAGGCTCTTGCAACATTTAATCAGCAGCAGCTTACACAAGCTCTTGCTGATGAACAAACTTATATGAAGCAGATGCAGACCCTAGAAGCGGATAAAGAGGCTATCCAAGCTAGAAATATATTGTTAAATGGAGAAATAAAAGATCAAGCAGATAGTGCATCGCATATAATTACAAATTCTAAAGATACTAAAACTGATCCACTTTTTAATGAAGTTTTGAAGGAGTTGAAAGGAGCTAAAAAATGAAAAAGATGATTTTGGCCGCGTGTTTAGCATTATCTTTGGGTGGCTGTGTTGCAACATCAGGGCAGGTGGACATTCAAACACATGCCTATAAAGTTGTTATGCCTCCTGCTACACTTCTGCGTTGTGATTTAGTTGTTCTTCCTCCAAATTTTAAGAATAATAAGGAGGTAGCTAACGAGATAGTTAAGCTTTGGAAGCGCAACCAGCATTGTCATAATAATATGGAAGGCGTTAAAACCTTTCTAAATAACGCCGCCAAGAATATTGGAAATACAGTTTATTAAACAATTTTGGAAGAGTGGGCGAGTGGATTATGCCGGTAGTCTCGAAAACTTCTAAGGGTGAAAGCCCTTCGTAGGTTCAAATCCTACCTCTTCCGCAAAATTTAAAGAATATAGAATGAGGAAGGGTGGCTGAGAGGCTTAAATCCCTGGTTTGCTAAATCAGTAGAGAGAAATCTCTCGAAGGTTCGAATCCTTCTCCTTCCGCAACTTCATCATAGAGGGGAGGGTGATATGTATGATGATTATGATGCAGAAGATGAACCTGTCCAGGAAGGTATGTCAAATACTGAATTTGTCTTCTTGTTTACTCTAACAATTTCGATTTTTGTTGGTTGCTGGTATTGGTTAGAGCTTCTTTAATTAAAAATCTTAGATAAGACACTAGTAGCTTGTGCTGTAACTCCTTCGACAGAAGATATAGCAGAAGCTATTTGTGCATTCATTTGGCTGTCTAATCCAGTTGTCGCCAGAATAGCTAGTGCTTTTCTGCCATTCTCAGGAGCCTTGAGGAATGCTTGATTCATGGAAAATTTCTGTATAGCCTGAGTAATAATGCTAGGATTAAGCACAGACTTAGGTAGATGAACATCAAGAGTTGTATCAATAGCAGAAACAATTGTTGGTAGAACTTGAGATAAAACACTTAGAATGCTCTGTGGTGTAATTCCTTGACCTAACGTGGCCTGTGATCCATTTCCCTGAATCTCTTCTAGATATAGAGCTATCAGAGTCTCAAATTGTGTGGCTGTTAATGTTCCGTTTTTAAGAAGTGGAGTCAATAAAGCAATCAGACTTTGAAGAGATAGGTTGATAACTTGCTGCACAGTCAGAGAAGTTATAGAAGATTGATTTAAGTTCATTAGGGCTATATATAAAGCCTGTGAGGCGTTAGAAGATAAATTAGCCCCCGACATAGCTGCTCCTAGCGCATTGATGACTGTGGAGGCTCCTAGCTGGCCTGCTATTGATGTTAGAGCTTGCCCAAGAGCTTGCCCAAGTACTCCTAAAGAGCCAGAGGAAGATGAGAACGTATTTAGGTCCAACATCTTTATCAGGGACGGAATAGCATTCTTTAAAACCCCGTTGAGGTTTTGTGGATCAACATTCTGAAGTTGGGACAAAATTTGCCCTGCTGGATTGGTTACTGAGGCGACAGTTGGAATGCTGGCATATTTTGTCTTATCAATCGCTTCTGCTGTAATATCCTTGCCGGCGGCGTCGTGTTGTTGTGGTGGAGAATATACAGGATAAGTAATAGCTGTAGCGTCGTCTGTACCAATATTTTGGTTTGCTCTAGTATTCCAGGAATTATTAGTTATTCTTCCACCCGGCGGCGAGCTGTTTGTGCCAGGAATAATAGTTTCAGAACCATTTACAGTTTCAGCATTTTGGGGGTCACCAGCCTTGGAAATTGTACCTATCATTATTGGATATTGCTGATCTTCATCCATAAACCAACCATGAACAGTTGATCCTACAATTAATCCAACAGGTATGCTGCCAATTTTGTTGTGCCCCGCCGATGTGATATCTTGCACAGGCTTGCACCAGGGTAATTGATCGGTGGGAATATTAGTTTCATCATCATGAATTCCATGAATCCTGACGCGGCATCGGCCTTCTTGATCTGGATCGTTTACATCTTCAACAACACCCCAAAACATTCTATTGTTGGTGGCAAAATTTCGTTCTGTCATAATTTTCCTTCGTTTTTGATATTTATTCGCTTGACAGGAGGGGCAATATGGATTATAAATATTCATCAATCGAAGGAGTCAGTCATGATCGATCTTAGCAAACTTTCCAGTCGCGCCGAAGCTGCCTATAATGTTTTGAAAAGTGGTGGAAGTTATGTTAATCGGCTTGAGACAGATTCCTACACTGGTCGTGAGCAGTTTCATTATCGGCTTGAAAATTCTGATGGCTGGATTATGAAGGGGTTTGGCGGTAAGACTTTTTATGAGCTTTGTGGTCTCAATCTTCTTACCCCGGCCTATTCCACGTCGGTTTCATCCTACTACAAACTTCGCGCTTGACATTCAATATGAATAGTGTATATTGATCCTACAAACAAGGAGATTTCAACATGGTTGACAATGCCGTTAGATTAAAGGGATATAATAACAAGCGCGAGCCCCGTCAGCCATTTGCTGATCATATAGCGACGCTTGATGACGCCTCCTTTGTGAAGGTTGCCGAGACGATCATATGGCTTTCGGCATACGCAAACAATAACCCGCACTCAGACTATCACTGGCAGGCAGACGCTTGTTATGACGAGGCGCTGCGGCGCGGGAAGCCGGAATTATATAATGCCGCTTTCACGCGAGTTTACAATAGTGTTAGATAATGAAAACACTTGACAGGCGGCAATTTTCGTTTATGATGGGTCTATGAAAAGGAGTTTTATCATGGTTCATCCGTTGCAAAAGGCTCTCCAATACATCTCGCGTGATCAGGATTGTGGCGACTTCAAGGTTTGTTCCTACTCTGGTCGTGGCATGTATGGCAAAACTTGCCTCGCTATTACCGGCGATAGGATCGATCTTCTGGCGATTGGTTTTACTATTGGCTCTGGTTATAATGATGAAGTTGATCCTTCTGATCTTGTTGGCGCTCGTGAGGACAGCATGGGCCTGCGCGTGGTCATCTATTGGCCCAACATTCCTTTTGAGGCGACTGATGAAACTGATGAAGAAGATGCTTAATCATGAAAAATGAATTTTTTGTTTATAAGCCGGTTTCCAAGCTCTGGAAAATTCGTGATGTAGATGGCAACTATGATCTTGGCACATATAAGCAAGGATCGATGGAAGCTCATGTTATTGATATGGATGGTGATGGAACAGAATGGACTATCCTTCAATATGGTGTGGTGATTGCCCATGGCGAAGTCCCCCCTACTCCATATGTACATGATTTTTATGAAGGTATTCGTCAGGTAGAGGATATTCTAGTTCGTGAAGGATTTCTTTATCGCCCTGACGAGAAATTTGAAGACCCTGATAAGGGCGAGTGGCCAACACCGGAGGATTTATCATGATGAAGCAAGATAATAATCTCGATTATGAACTTCTACTCGCCTGCTATCTATCGGGGCAAATAAGTGAGAGTCAGTGGGTCAAGCATCTTTGTGATCTTGATTTTGCTGAGTGGTATCGCATTCATAAGCACGATTTAGAGGAGTGGCCTAAACCAGAAGATTTGCGAGGAACATTAGGAGTTTGAAATGAAATACTATCTTGAAACGATTAGCCGGCGTTCAGACAAGCCAGGACCAATTGACCCTGCAACTGGATGGCCTTCAGTCTCTAGAAATTTCGTTGTAGAAGTCGATTCTCTCAACGAGGCATACGAATATTTTAAAAAGAAATATCCCAAGGATGTTCTGATCGTCTATGAAGAACCAGGAGTATGGCCAGATGCAGGATGATTTTGATTCAGAAGGCGACCTAGAGGATTATGGAATTCTCCCGATTGGGTTGGTGTTTTTCATTCCTATCATTATAGTTGGTTTCTTTTGTTATATAGGATGGCACTAATGCACGCTGATACGGAAAAATACCTGAAAGATTTGTTTCTTGATTCTTATAAGAGAGATGAATTAATTTGCCTTGTTGAGGTTGTGGAACTTATGAGACTAGCGTTCTGTCTCGGCTACAACCACGGCTATCTGGCGGTTGATGAAAAGATGATTCCCTCAGAATTTTTACAAGAATTTATGCAGAAGGGATTTGAGTCTGATATGATAATTTCCCTTGACAATGACGGCGAGATATGAGATAAATAATATGTCGGGTCGCTCCCGATGAATTTAGTCTCTCAGGCATACGGGTGGCTATCTTATTGAGAATTGCCTCGGGTGAGCTATCGGAGGGTACACCTTAAATTAATGCTCATGGAGGCCAACAGTGCCGATGAAGTGGGTATATCTCCGATACTTATTTGGTTAGTAGTCAGGGATTTTAGTAATTCGAGGTTGCACCTATGAATGAAAAATGATCTTCCACTACTCGCCAAGCCTAGTGAGGGGTCGCTCCTGGTAACTAGGCGAAGTTTATGGACCATTAGCTGAGTTGGTTTTAGCGGGAGATTCTTAATCTCCGTCAACGTAGGTTCGAATCCTACATGGTTCGCCATAGATAATATATACAGACCCTTAGCTCAATTGGCTAGAGCAGCGACCTTTTAAGTCGCGGGTTCCGGGTTCGAGTCCCGGAGGGTCTACTAATTAATTTTAAAGGATAAATAATTGAACTGGTTTAATAAATTCAAGAAAAGGAAAAAAATGTTTTATATTGCACGATTCCTCGTGGATGTTGATAGTAATTATCCACGAGTTTTAGGTATGTTTATGCATTCAAATGTTCATATTAATTTCAAAGAAAATCTAGTTCCCCCGAACCAAGCTGAAATTGTGATTGGACCTTTTGAGAGAAATGTGATAGATACATGGCTTGAGCGTTTTCGCTCAGTTGGTAGCCCATTCAAATTATTTGTAGCGGAATGGGATTCTGTAAAGGATAAGAATTACTTTCTATAAATAAGTTTTTTGGGATCATAGTTTAACGGTTTAGAACACTTGCCCTTCAAGCAGGAAAATTTCGGTTCGAATCCGAATGGTCCCACCAAGTTTAGCGTCATCTAGGTCAGGATACCAATCGCGATTGGAAACGTAGGTATAAAGTAACCCTACCGCTAGAGTCATAAATAAGATATATGAATTTGCGGGTATAACATAAAACTAATGTACTTGTCTTCCAAACAAGA